GCCTACGCTACGGGGGGCAGTGTTAACGACACCGGTCGGCCCGTAGCGTACCCGAAGAAGCCTGTCTCCAAGCCCGTCAAGAACAATCTTCAGTCTGGCACCTTCAAAAGAGGTGGAAAAGTGAAGATGGCTGGCGGCGGAGATCCTCCTGCGGACATCCAAGAACAGATCCAAGACATCCGGGAACGGAAAGGTCGGGAAAACTGGGAAAAGATGCAGACGCAAGAGAACCAATCGCTTAGAGACTTTATCCCAAGTCTTGGCCGCAAGGCCATGAAGGGGATCAAGGAATTGTTTGGGAGCACTCCCAAAGGCTCCGGGAGCGTGACCGAAACGGAGAAATCTGTGACGGTGACACCCGGCAAAAAGCGCGGCGGTCGGGCACGTTGAGGACGAGTGGGGGCTTCGTGCCCCCGCTTTACTTGTGAAGGCGCACCATGAAAGTTCAAACAGTTTCTAGGACTGGCGTTGGCTCTAGCGACGCGCTGGTCATGAATACCAACATCAGCCCGTTTAACGTCGGGTTTGGTGTCGTTGTGACTGGTACGGTGACTTATACCGTTCAGCACACATTTGATGACCCTGCCGTAGGTTTTACGACTTGGTTCTCGCATCCGACGGTTGCCGCGCAGACTGGCAATGATGATGGGAACTATGCGTTCCCGGTGACTGGCATCAAGGTTCTCGTAACCTCTGGTGATGGCACCGCGACCATGAATCTGGTTCAGGCTGGCATCTAAATGGCGCAAGTCGGGAATTCCGGCGTTGCCAATCAGGCGAACACCTCTGACGGCTACGCCGACGGGGTGGGGGCAATGAATGTCCCAACGACTGATGGAGCCGGGGAAAACGTAGGCGACGGCGGCGTCGTTAATCTGTATGACGGCGTCTTGCCCCCCACGCGGTTTTACATCGCTGATGAGACCGATCCCGGCTATGTGTTGCAAGAAAACGATGACAAGATCATCTTGGAGGCTTCGTAATGGCTGACCGCGAGATTGATGAATCTAGCCTAAAAGGCAGTACCGTTAGGCAGAGGCTTTACGCCTACGGATGGACTATTGAGCGTTCTCTATCCAAGAAAGTAGGGGGCTAAATTGGCTGATCAGAAAATTTCGGCAATGCCAGCAGCGGCTGCGCTGACTGGCGCGGAGCTAGTGCCGCTTGTACAAAGCGGGGCCAATGTTCGCTCAACAGTTAGCAATGTCGGTGCGTTTTATACAAACAGAATTGCGCTGTTCAGTTCGACCACTCAAACCGCTTTGGCAGACACCGCAACGGTAATGACTTATGGCACGGTTGCGTTTTCGCAGAACATTAGCCTTGTAGACGGTTCAAAAGTCACGTTTGCGACTGGCGGCACGTTCATGCTGAATGTTGTCTTGCAAATGGAGAACGCCTCGAATCAAATTCACGCAGCAGATTTTTGGGTTCGGCTGAACGGTTCTAATTACCCGTTATCGAATACGAGGGAAGACATCCCTTCCTCTCATGGCGGGGCTCCGGGGCATACCGTTGTTACGATCGACATCCCCGGGATTGCAAGTCCGGGTGACTATCTTGAGTTGGTGTGGTCTACGCCGAGTACAGATGTGTCCATCGAGTACATTGGGCCGCAAGTTTCTCCGACCCGACCGGCAACGCCATCAATCATTCTGACCGTCTTCCAGATTGGTTAATCATGCCAGCCAAGAGCAAAGCCCAGTTCCGGTTGATGAAGGCGGCGGAGAATAATCCCAAGTTCGCCAAGAAGGTCGGGATTAGCCCCTCTGTGGCTGCTGAATACACGCAGTCAAACGTGGGCAAGAAGGCCTATAAAACGCTGCCAGAGGAAAAGGCTGCTGGTGGCGGGTTGTACGCCAACATTCACGCCAAGCGTGAGCGCATTGCAGAGGGTTCTGGCGAGAAGATGCGTAAGCCGGGGTCTGAGGGTGCGCCAACCGCAAAAGCCTTCAAGGAGGCCGCTAAAACGGCCAAGATGGCCTCTGGAGGCCCGTCCCTGAGTGTGGGTCGTGGCGAGAAGATGCCTGTAGATCGTGGTGCTGGATTGACGGCTAAGGGCCGGGAAAAGTACAACCGCGAGACGGGATCAAATTTGAAAGCTCCGCAGCCTGAAGGTGGCCCCCGGAGAGACTCTTTTTGCGCGAGAATGGAGCCTGTTGCGCGAAAGAGCGATAGGGGTAGCCGCGCACGAGCTTCAATGAAACGCTGGAATTGCCCCGGATGGTAAAGGAGCGTCATGGCTTATTCGGATACTTACGGACAGGTCTATAACGTACAGACGCTGATCGATCACGGTGCTCGTCGGTGCGGAAAGCTTGCCGAGGAGTTGACTTCTGAACAGATTCTGAGCGCAAGGGAGTCTCTTGGGTTCGTTCTGACCAATCTGATTAACATCGGCATCCAGTATTGGGCGATCAAAAAGGAAGTTGTTGGCCTGAATGCCAACAAGTACATCTATACGCTGCCAAATGGCGCGAATGATGTCCTGAATGCGTTGTATCGGACGATGACTCGCCCCACTGGAAGCTATACCACCAGTGCTGGTGGCACGGTTTCCAACGCTGCAGATAACGATGTAGACACTTATTGCCAGCAAACTAGCGCAAACGGCAATATTTCGATCAATTTTGGGACTGACAACCCGGTTTATGCGGGTTCGATCGGTCTTTTGCCGTATGTTTCTGGTGGCGGAAGCGCAACTTGGTCGGTCACGCTGGAATATTCGACCGATGGGGTGACTTGGAACACCCTAGACGACCTTGGGTCGGTGGTTGTGACCGATAACCAGTGGATCTGGACCGATATTGACCCCGGTCAGACCGTCCAATACTACCGAGTACGGGCATATAACGGCACAACGCTGGCTTTGCGTGAGTTTTTTGTGGGGGACAACTCCCGCGAGATCACGATGGCGCGTTTGAACCGTGACGACTACACAAACCTGCCAAACAAGAACTTTACGGCCAACCAGCCGTACCAGTTTTGGTTTAACAGGACGGTTCCGAACCCGGAAATCTATCTGTGGCCCGTTCCGAGCGATCCATTTGTCCAGATGACGATCTGGTACAGCAAACAGATCATGGATGTGGGTGATTTGACGGATGAACTGCAAATCCCGCAGCGCTGGTATCTGGCGGTGGTCAATATGCTGGCGCACCAGATGGCGATGGAGCTTCCCGGGGTGGATGTGAACCGGATTACTTATCTGGAAGCTCAGGCAGAAAAATCGCTGAATCTTGCGGAACAAGAAGAGCGGGACAAGTCCCCGATCTACTGGGCTCCGAATATCTCGGTTTACACGGCCTAATCATGCCGATCTTTCTCGACACCCTTGGGATGAGCGATCTTGCGATTGCGGTATGCGATCGGTGCAAGATGAAGCGTCCGCATGCCGTCATGAGGACAGACCCCAACTTTCCGGGGCTTCAGGTATGCGATCAGGGGTGTGCAGATCAGAAGGATCCTTATCGCCTTCCGGCGCGTAAAACTGAGAGAATTGCCCTACGTTTCCCGCGTCCTGATGTATCTGTTGCGCTAGACCCGGACAACCTCATCGCGGATGATCAAGGGGACTGGATTATCTCGACTGAGGGTAATACGGATACGCCGGAAAATAATGGCAATCTCGACGGAATTTCGGTGACACCATAATGGCAAATCAAACTATCTCCCAACTGCCAAATGCAGGCCCGATCACCGGTAATGAGTTGGTTCCGATCGTCCAAGATGGTGGAACCTACAAAACGACGGCATCGGCGCTTGCTGGGTCTCCTGTACAGACACAGACGTTCCTGACCAAAAATCAGGAGCCTACCCTTACAAACAGCCGTTACCTGTCAACTGACGCCAATCTATCAATCACGGATGGCGGTGCTCAGTCGTTCTTACGCATCGATCTTGCGGGTGCGGCAGCAAGCCTGAATGCCGCAGGAAATGGGTTTCAGGTCAAGACCGGCCTGACAACTGTTGTTCCAAGGTCGATTGCAGTATCGACCAATGGGATCACGATCACTAACGGGAGTGGCGTTTCTGGCAACCCAACGATCGCGCTTACCGGGCAGGTTTTAAGCCTCGCAAACGCCTCTGGAGCGGGCTTGGTGGCGTTGCCGAACAACGGGACTGTCACCCCACGTTCGATCGTCGGAACCGCCTCAGAGATCGATGTAGCGGACGGGAATGGTGCCGCAGGCAACCCGACGATTGGCCTTGCTGACAATCCGGTAGTTCCGGGTATTGAGGGGATTGTCGTCCCGGCAGGCACAACCGCAGAAAGAGCGGCTGTTCCTACAAATGGAACGCTTCGATACAACTCTCAAACCTCGACGTTTGAGGGATACGCAAACAATACTTGGGGATCGATCGCTGTTGGAGTTGGCGTAAGTTCTGTCGGCTTGGTGATGCCAACAGAGTTCTCTGTCACCAATTCCCCGATTACTTCGACTGGCGATCTGACGGCAGGCTGGGTCTCTCAGACAGCCAATTATGTATTTGCCGCGCCAAACGGTTCTGGCGGGACTCCGTCGTTCCGGGCGTTTGTAAATGCGGATCTGCCGGATTCTGGGGTTACTGCGAACACCTATGGATCGACAACGGCTGTTCCGGTCATCACAGTCAACGCCAAGGGCGTAGTTACCAGCGTCACCACGGCAACGATTATTGGTGGTTTGTCGTATCAAGGGGGCTGGAATGCCAGCACGAACACCCCGACTCTGACTTCTAGCGTTGGCACGAACGGTTATTACTATGTAGTTACTGTCGCTGGTTCAACGAACCTTGACGGGATTACTGACTGGCAGATTGGTGACTGGGCCATCTTTAATGGCGCTACATGGCAAAAGATCGACCAGACCAACACAGTTTCTTCGGTTAATGGCTATACAGGCGCGGTTAGCCTGACGTATAGCGATGTTGGTGCTCCGTCTACCAGTGGCACGAATGCGACCGGGACATGGGGCATCAGCATCTCCGGAAACGCGACGACAGCAACAACGGCGACAAATGTGGCCGGGGGGGCTACAGGTTCGGTTCCGTATAACTCGGCCTCTGGGACGACGACATTCCTTGCGCTGGGATCGAGCGGGTACGTCCTGACGGCTGGAGCTTCCGCCCCGGAATACACCGCCCAGAGTTCGCTGTCGGTAGGGTCTGCGACTACTGCTACAAATGTAGCTGGCGGTAGCGCAAACCAGATTGTGTACAACACCGGAAGCGGGGCAACAAGTTTCATTACCGCACCCGTGACGACCGGACACTTCCTGAAGTGGAACGGCACGACGTTTACTTGGGATGTCGCAGGAACTGGAACGGTAACCAGTATTGATGTTTCTGGTGGAACGACGGGGCTAAGTTTCAGTGGTGGCCCGGTAACCTCCAGCGGCACGATTACGATGGCCGGAACCCTTGCTGCCGTGAATGGTGGTACGGGGATTACTGGTTATGCAGTTGGCGACATTATTTACGCCAATACAACGACATCGTTTGACAAGCTAGGTATCGGGGTTTCTGACCGGATTCTTACATCTACGGGAACCTCCCCAACATGGACCGATCCGGCTACAGTGACGGTCGGAACTGCGACAAATGCAGTCAATGTTGGAGTTGCTGCAGACAGTACGAATGCCAATTATTATCTCGGTATTTACAGCACAAACACCGGAAACCTGCCCACCAAGGTGGCATCTGGGCTAACAGCTAACCCATCCACTGGAATGATGACTGGTGGCATTTCTGGAGGAACCTTCTAAATGGCACAGACAGGCTATACCCCAATTCAGCTTTACCGGAGTTCAACTCCGGGAGCTACCCCGACCGCAGGCAACCTGACGGACGGCGAACTGGCAATCAATACTGCTGACGGTAAGCTGTTCTACAAGGACAGTGGTGGTTCTGTTCAAGTCATTGCTGGCGCGGCTGCTGGATCTAATACACAGATTCAGTACAACAGCAGCGGCGATCTTGCTGGATCTGCGAATCTGACGTTCGATGGATCGAATGTTCAGATTGGGTCTCAAGGCGATCTTAGGCTGGGGGATGCGGACAACAGCAATTATGTTGCCTTTCAAGCCCCGGCAACGGTAGCCAGTGACGTTACATGGACGCTTCCTGATGCCGATGGAACAAGTGGTCAGTTCCTGCAAACTAACGGATCTGGAACGCTGGCGTTTGCGACGGTAGCAAGCCCCGCAGAGGCTGGCGGAGCGTTGATTGTTAATACGACGACGGTCAATCAAAACTACACGCTTCCATCGGGATCTAATGCATTCTCGGTGGGTCCGATCACTATCAGTTCTGGTTACGCGATCACCGTTACATCCGGCCAGCGCTGGGTTGTGATTTAAGGGGCAAACATGAGTTC